ATGGGTAAAGCACAAATGGCTAATTTAACCGACGCAAAAATACGCGCTCTTAAACCCAGGGATAGTCAATATGAGGAGTGGTCAACGTCTGGTACATACGGAACCGGGCGCTTAGGCGTGCGCGTTTATCCCTCCGGGCGCAAAACTTTCATCTTCCGCTACTACATCGACAAAAAGAAAAAGCAAATAACTATAGGCGACTACCCAAAAATATCCTTAGCACACGCCGCAGAACTAACGAGAAACGCAGATTTACAGTCTGGTCATGCCCCGATACAGATCCAGCCCTACGCCACGTTTGAGGGGCTGCTTGTTGACTACATTCAAAACCAGATATCAACAAAGCGGCGCGGATATCAGCAAAAAGAAAACCGCCTAAAGCAGGTGCTTCGTTCCCCCATCATCGAACCCAACATACCCGCCAGGGAAGTGACAAGCGCCCACATCCGCGCGGTATTGGCTGAGTTTATCCAGCGCGGGGCTATAGCCGGTTCAAACAAAGTAAGAGCGGATTTGCACGCGGCCTTTAATTTCGGCCTATTTGCAGACCACGATCCAACCACCCTGGGAAAGGCGGCGCGATACGGGCTAACCAGCAACCCGGTCACACCAGTGCCAAAGCAGATAGGGGCGGAAACGATAGGCGAAAGGGTTTTATCGTGGGATGAATTAGGGCGCCTGCTGGAGTTGCTTTGTGTTCCGGATAGCCTTTGCCCGATGAATCCCAGCTATGCGCGATTGCTGCTGCTTTGCCTTTACACCGGGGGCCAGCGCCCATGGGAACTGCTTGCCAACACAAAGCGAAACGCAGACCTAAAGGGCGCAACGCTGACGATCCCCCCGGAGTTGAGTAAGACGCTTAATTTTCATCTGGTGCCACTTTCAGCCCCTGCCCTGGAGTTGGTAAAACGGCAAAAGAAACTACACCCAAACGGGATATTTCTATTCCCGGCTGACACAAAGGAGGGGCATCTCTTAAGCGCCGAACTTGGCAAGCAAATCCGCAAATTCTGTGATCGCACTGGCTTTGAGAAATTCACCGCGCGGGATATTCGACGGACATTTAAAACGCTGGCGGGTGATATGGGCGTTAATCTGGAATTGCGGGATATCCTTCAAAACCATAAGCGCCCAGGGGTTAGCGGGAGGGTGTATGACAAGTATTATTACATGCGGGAAAAGCGGGAAATTGTCGAGCAATGGGCGGAAAGATTAAGCCAGCTTTGACGCTGGCTTGATATTAGCGGGATTGGCTTTCTTGCCAGGCTTTAAACTCCACCTCGGGCCAGCCTAGGAACGTGCCGGATGGGGTTTTGTGTGGGGCCGGAAACTCTTTCCGACCCTCATACATGCGCCATAGCGTAGTTCTGGAAACCCCCATTATTTTGAGCATTTCAGACATCTTGATATAGCGACTGACCACCACTACAACCTTACAGCGCCACCAGCGCCGAAAACTTTATGGATACGGTATCCGCTCCAGTTGGTGCGGCATTGCTCGAAAATGTCCTGTTCGGCGGTTGTTAAAGCCCCGTCTTTCAGTACATAGATGGGGATCACCCCACCCCTTGCCTCACCTGCGATAACTATCTTTCCAGCCCTTCTCAGTTCCGCTACGTAGCGCCTAACGCCCGTATCACCGATCCCCATGATGTCGCTAATCTGCCGAACCGTTGCCCCGGCCCCACCTCTTCTGGCTATTGCGGCAAGTACCTGCTGCGCTTTTTTAGGACTCATTCTGGTAACAGCGCCTCTACATAGCCAGGGGTTGCGATTTCGGCGCGTATGCCGTCCATTAGCGCGGTGTACCAGTACGGCATGGCATCACTAGCCCCATTCGGGGTTAGGCGTCTCGCCGCCTCATACATTGCGTCGTCTATGCGCTTAACCATCGCATGCGCTACTTCTTCCAGGTCTCCCACGTAAAATTCAGGCTGCGGGCAGTCGTCAGGGCAGGCAACGCCATGTTCGCACTGGTGGCACTGCTTAACGCCCCCCAGGAAATCCCGCGCGGCAGACGTGAATTCACCCAGGGCCGCGTGGTTGTCTTCCGGCTGCGCGTCAAACCACTTGAGCCATGCGTCAACGTGATACGGCGGCAAGCCCTTATCCATTGCGGTGTTTAGTGCCTTGATGGCGTACTCTTCGCGGCCCAGGCCGTGTACGGTTTTAAAATTCATTTGGTTGCCGCCTTTGCTGTTTTGATGGCCTGGATTACTTTTTGCGGGTCAGCGCTTGAGCATGAAACAGAATAAGCCGTGGCAGAGTCCACCAGGACAGCACAGCCGCGCCCGAACGATACGGCAGACTCTTTGTCTGCGGTTCTTTCGGTAACGCTGCAACCAGCGATAGACAGCACCAGAGACGCACCCAGCAGGGCACCAATTAAAGTTTTCACAGGCCACCTCCCATAAGCGATGCCCGGTCAAGGTCGGATTGCGTGTACTTAATTCCGGTCTGCTCGCTTACTGAAACATACGGTTCACCGCTTTTATCTCTCCCCAGCCCCTTGTCGAACCCTGGCGCATCCTCCAGCGCCGCGCGGTCACGCTCAATCTCAAACATTGCCGCCACAAACCGGCGACCAGAAATTAATTTCCCGTTTTTGTGAATGTCCAGGCAGACATTGATAAAACGCTGCTCCGCTTCGGTTTTGCCGTGGCTGCGCACCCGGTCACGCATCTGGTTTGCCATCATGCGAACGGTAGCAAGCTGCTCATTCAGCTTGTCGATTTGCACGAATTGTTTAGCGCTGGTCATGCGGCTCTGGTGTAGCTCCTCTGCCAGATAGTCAACCTGCTCCGCAAGTTCCTTTGCATAGCGCTTTGCTTTAAAGCCGAATAAATCAAACACGGTCAAGACTCCCATTATTTTCGTCTACTGGATTACGGGCCGTTCTAAATGCGTAAGCGCTGCTCCGCTGGCTCTCCCGAAATATGCTAATAACTGGCTTCCTTGCGTGTGGCGCATTATTAAATGTCGACGCTGACTCATATCCTTTAAGCCAAAACGCCCTGGTTGGTTTAACCCTCACGGTTGTTAAGCTCCTGTTCTACAAGCTCATTTACGAGATTGTTGCAGCTCGAAGCGGAATTCCATTCCAACATTTCTTTTAAGTCTTCCGTTGACATCCCTTTAATAATCTCTGCAAAGGATGGCGGTAATTGCACGTGTTTAGCCCTCACTGGTTAATCGTGATTTAGAAAATGCGCTTTAAATTTGTAAAAGATGTACGGCTAAATATTTTCCAACGTAAGGGAAAGTAATTCCCGTTCACTCCCATAAGCTGAAGTAAAAGCCTTGTAACCGCTGTTACCGTGTACCGCTATTTTGTTTGCTGCTTTGTCATCATGGCGATGGTGCCCAGGGCATAAACAGACAACCTCAAACCAGCCCGCGCGTTGCGCCGCGCCTTGCCCCTCCCGGATATGGTGAATCTCACCCGGCGTACCCCATACGCCAGCCTGAACAAAGCAAGCCACGCAACCCAGCGATGCCACTTTGTCAACGTGCGCCCGCTCTGCCTTTTTCATTTTGCGGCCCGCTTGATGGTGTTAAAAAATCCTTTCTCCTGAAGCTGGTAGGCGTTTAGAAACGCCCTGGTTGTGGCTATGTTCGCCCGCAAGAACCCGGACAAAACAGCTTGTTCAGCCTGGGTAAGCTTGCGCTGCGGCACGTATTCATCTTTGGCCGCCGTCAGTGCCAGCTTGTCCTTTACCTTTACGGCGTTAATGCCGTAGTCATAGCAGACGGCAAAGAAGGCCCGCCCCTCCTGGCGGATTATTCCCGCCAGGCATTCACGCTCAGTGCGATTAAGCATCTCAGGCGCTCCACTCGGTACGCTCAACCAGTTCCCGGTTGACGTTTTGAATCAGGTCGTACAGTGCCACTGGTACTTTGTACGCCGGGCGGTTATTCAGTACCCACACAAAGCGGGCCAGTTGTTCAGCCGTTACTGCATGAGCAAAGGCGTTGAAGTAGTGGAATGAATTTTTCATTTGCAGGCCCTCTCCACCAGTAGCGGCAGCATCGACGGGGCAAGCGCAACGCCCCAGCGCTCAGTTACCCACCGCCACATGCTCAAGCATACCTCTTCCGTCACCCGCTGACGCTTATCCCCCGGCGCACTTGCAATGCTCCGCGCCACTCCGCGCAGTTCCACATCAATGGCCGTATTAACCTCCAGCGCTTCAGCGTGGCAAGCCTCCACCAGCGCTGGCAGATAAGTCTTTTCCATTACTTCGGCCTGAATATTTGCCATCAAATTCATTTCCAGCGCTTCAGCATGCGCCGCTTCAACAATGTCAAAGGCATCATGCTCCGCGTCCATCACCAGTGCCTCAGCGTGGGCCGCTTCCACGTCATTTACGCGCCCGAAGGAATTGAGCCAGGCAATGGTTGATTCCAGTCCTGCCACAATCTGCGCTTTGGTGCGGTATTTGTTGGCGATATGGCGAATTGCCGGCTCTGCCTCGCAAGCCACAAACCACGCCTCGCGCGCTGCGGCGATAGTCATTTTCTTTTCTACCAGCGCTTCGATGATTTCCTTCGCTGCATTGATGTATTTCTTTGATTTCATTTTGACACCCTATTTAAATGTCTCGTTTCGGTGAGTGCAATTTACCCCTGCTTAGCCCTCTTTTTTTGTGTAATTGTGCTATTGTGTCACCCGCGCCCAAATGTCACCAAATAAAAACAAAAAAGGGGCAATTAAGCCCCTCTTAAAGATCAATAAATATTCAGTTAATCTGAATCGTTCACCGGGTTAGCATTTTTGCAAACCCTAAACACGGTGCGCCGGTTAACGCCCACCAGCCGGGCTATCTCGTCAACGGTCACTCCCTTATCTCTGAGGCGCAAGATTTGCTCATGCTTTTCAGTATTGGGCTTGCGGCCCGTATAGGCTCCGCGCTCTTTCGCTATGGCAATGCCCTCTTTTTGCCGCTGGCGTATCATTCCGCGCTCCAGCTCTGACACCGCCGCCATTATGGTTACGTAAAACTTAGTCATGGGGGAGTTATCCAGTTTTAGCCCCATATCCAAAACGTGAAGCGTTGCCCCCTTTGCCTCTATCTCTTCCCATATATCCATAAAGCCACGAAACGAACGCGCCAGGCGGTCAAGCGATTTGACGTAAACAGCATCCCCCGCCCTCAGCTTCGCGAGCATCTTATTTAGTTCCGGCCTGTCATTATTTTTACCAGAAATTTTCTCCGGGAAAGTTTCATCAATCTGCACTCCAGCGAGCGCCTCTAACTGGCGGTCTAAGTTTTGCTCTTTCGACGAAACGCGAGCATAGCCAAAATTCATTGTCATCCCCCTATAGGTGACATAAACGGAATATTACGACACGGTGACATTGTAACCCGTTTATCTCTCTAAATGTCACAATAATCGGCATCAAAATAAATGTGCCGCTGGGGTACACCCAAACGTCACGGCGCAGACAATAAAAAACCCGCCGTAGCGGGTTGACTGTTTTATAAAGTTGTTATTCGTGTTTTACCAGTTAGCTATGGTTGTCGCTGCGGTTAGCCCGTTCAGGCGGTAGGGGTGCGCCGCCTCCATTAGCTGCGCTGCCGCAACCATTTTATCTGCCCGCGCCCTCTCGCTATCTGCTGCCGTGGTTCCGGTTGCGGCCTCTGCCTGCGCCAGCGTATCAGCCGCTGACTCTGCGCTGCGCCTTTGCGCCAGCATATAACTGTTAACGGCAGGGGTCGCCCTGGATTTTGCTTGCTCCCATTGCACCTGGCTTACTTCGTGGGCATCTATGCGGCGGTCAATCTCATTCGCGCAACTATCCGGCGTGGTGTTTACCCGATTCCCTTTATCATCAATTATTGGTACGCCTCCCTCGCACTCCACCAGCACATAAAGCGGTGCTGCGCGATATTCCTTCGCGGTGGGATTTTGTGATGTGGCGTGCGCCCCGGCAGATGCCAGCGCCAGCGCGGCGATAATAATTGACTTTTTCATTTTCCCTACCCTCAAAAAAAAGAAACTGGCGCTATCATGCGCCAGCCTCGTTTAGCCTTTGTTTCATTTGGTGCTATTGGTGGGAATAACAATGCCGGGGTTAAGCGCCAGCAGTTCGGCGTATATCTCAGCCTTTAATCTGGCCCTCTCTTCTAAGAGCCTTTCTTCTACACTGGCGGCGGTTGCCAGGGTAGCCCATGCGTGCCACGTTTTGTTGTCCCCATTTCGCGTTCTGAAGTGAACCTTATTAGCGCCGTAGTCGCCTACCAATTGCAGGCGGTAATTCTCACTAAGGCCGAATATATCCAGGCACGCTCCGCTACCAGGCGGGGCATTTGTTGCCGTAGGCGTGCCGTAGGCGAAATATGCGCACCCGGCCGGGGCCACGTTCATATCACCGCAAATCGTTTGTGCGTTGGCACCCGTCGCCCTTATCGACCAGTCAGTGGCTGCAAACATCTTTTTATTTCTGTTTGCCGCCGTCACTGCTTTCGGGGTGTAGCTGTATACGGTTCCGTCGCCATCCTTCACATATCCCGTAGCCGCCTGAAAGGTGGGATAGTCAGTAAGGCTTATCAGGTGAACGTGGGCCGCCTCCAGCGTTAGGTTTGCCGGATATGAGCCAGCATCGCCCCCCGCATTTGGGGTTACGTTGATTCGTGCGTCGTGGTCAGCATTAACCGGGCCTCCCGCTGAGTCCGTCAGGTGGAAGTCCAGATATGTATTGCCGTCGATAGCCCCAAACTCAAACCCTGAGCCGGGTAGCTCTCCCGGATTGGGGAAAATGGATGGCATACCGCCTATCCCTTGAGGGTCAAATCTCAGCCCCTGCTCTTTTATGTTTTGCCATAGCGATAACAGCACGGTCTGACTGGTTGCTATCTTCTCCAGCTCGCCCTTTATCAGCTTTGCGGCCTCGTGCATGTCCTGGGGCACGTTGATTTGCGGCGCCTGGTAAACGGTGGGCGGTGATTCCGCTACCTGGCTTTCCGTGTTGTCAGTAGAAAGGCTGGACGTGCGGCGCACTCTGTTAATGCTGCGGGCTCGGGCGCTGGCCTTTGCCTTTAGCTTTGACTCTTCCGGTGTCATCAGTACGCGGCTCCCGTATCAATGGTGGTAAACGTGATGCCTACCGGAATTGAGCCTTTGCCGTTAATCTCCAGATGGTAGCCGAAAGCCTCTCCCTCAGTGCGCCAGGTTTGGCGGCGCTGGGTGTAGAGCTGGTCAATCTTCTGGCTCTCCCAGGTATAGCCGCCGTCCGGGTTATCAGCGCGGCCCAGGGAGACGGTTAACGGGTCGGTGCCTTTGCCGTTCAGATAGGTGGCCTGAATCATAGAGCGGTTGCCGATAGAAAATTCCATGCCGCGCTTTTCCACGTAACACTGAATATCCTGTTCAACCATCGCCCAGGCTCCGGCGCTGTACACGTGGCGATGCTCCTTATATCCGGCGTTAAGGTAGTAAATTCCGGTAGACGCGCAACTGCCCACCATCGCGCCCTGGGAGACTTTACGCGCCCCGTTATCCCATGCAGACCTTTCATCATCCCATGCAGTGTCGTTACCATCCCACGCAACCGGGATTAGGTCAGAGTCCGGGGCCAGTGGCACAAAGGCGGCATCATAGATATATGGGAGGGTGCGGCGGCTCCAGGTTCCGTTAATGTAGTTGTAGGTCAGCGCCATGGTTTTGGCGTAGTCCCCAGACTCCTGATCGTCTCCCTTACACATCACCCAAATTTCGTTTAGTTCCGGATAGGACAGCAGGCGAACCATTCCCGGCTCCGCGTCAGCCACCAGCGCCGATAGCCACTCACGGCAAACCCCGTCAGCGATAGACTTCCATGAAACGCTGTCGTGTCTGATTACGTCAGAGCCCGTAAACACGTAGTTGTAGCCTTTGGCGTTTACCGCACACCCCAGGTCTAAGAGCCCCAGGTCTGAATAAACCAGCTTAGTTAAAAACGGTGCCTGGTCGTTCCCGGTGGGGGTCAGTGCGAACGTCTCGCGCTCGGTGTAAACGTAGAGCGTTGAGCCATTGGCGCAAGCGTCTATAAGTTGGGAGTCCGAGGTTAAATCCTGCCACCCCGCGTACCCATCTATAACGGCGGCGGCGTACTCTTCCGGTGTGCGGTTGGCGGCAGTGTCATCCCAGTTTATGGGGAAGGCGTTTTCCTGACAGAATCCTGACCAGCGGACGCGGGTCGGATATGGCACATCAGCACCCCCGGCGCTTTCTTCCGTGGTGTTTAGCAACAATAGCCGGTTATCAAACGCGATCATCTTTTTGCATGACCAGCGGCGGGTTGCAGTGGTTTGGGTTCCGTCGGTCTGCTCCCCCCAGCCAGGGAGAGTGGAAAAGGTTGTCCAGTCGTACTGTTTGCCTACTGGTGATTGCCCTTCCATCCCAAAGAATGGGCAGTTGTTAATCTGGCCCTTGTACGCGGCCCAGGGTGAATCCGTCCAGCCTTCGATTGTCGCCACATAGGAGAATGACGGCGTGGTCATGTTCTGCTTATAGATAGCGGCGCTCATGGTTCCCGCGTCATCCATCTGAACCCAGGCCAGGTAAAACAGCAGCCGCGCCCCGTTGCTGAACCCGTCAAAAATAACGGGCTCAATTAGCCAGGTGATGGGCTCCCATTGGGTGCCGTCTGCCGTCAGGGTGTAGTAAGGCTCCCACTGATTACCTAAACACTGCTCTATTTCCCGCCCATTAAAACGGACGTTCAAAACGTCCGTAAATGCCTGATCAGGAATCATGGTGGGGTCGCCGTCGAGCATCAGCCCCACGGAACCCAGTTGATTAATGGCTGGTTTTGTCATGCGGTTCTCTTCCAGACATAAACGCCCTGAGTAGGGTTGCGGAATCTTGTCCCACTGGTCACTGAGCCTGAACCGATGGATATAGAGCCCGTGTGGTTGTGGTTTCCTGCATCACTGGTATTTGCGGTGCCCTTGTCGCTGCGCGGTACGCCGTAATCAGCGTCGCCAGACTGGACGCTGCCACCGAATGGGGTGGTGTGGTGGTGGTTGCCGTTACTGCTTGTTGTGAAGCTTTTCGTCACTGCAGCAATGTGCTGTTCCTGTACGCGCCAGTATCCACCATCGTATCCCGCTGTGATTGTCTGGCTCATGCCCTGAGAGTCAGTTGTCGCCCCCGCTCCGGCAATGTACCCCGTCATTGCCACCCACGTACCAAACCCCAGGGTTTGCGCCGGGTTTACGTTGTTGGCGGTCATAATGATTGAGTTAACCGGGTAAATCAGGTTCTGGATGGTGCTCCACGTTATAGCCAATGAATTATCTTTATCAAGCTCAGACAGTGCTGGAATCTTGACTCTTAATAGCGCCTGGGTGCTTCCATCGGGCGTTCTTACGTCGAAATAGTTTGTGTCTAAGTCGGTATCATCTGACGCCGGATGATACACAATGCCATTCAGGTCGTTAATGTGACCGTGGGTTGTCGTTACCGCCCCGCCAATGTTTGGGAAGGTGTTTTGCAGCACCTGCTTAACCATTCGCAGGTGGTCATCACCCGCGCTCTCCGGGTCGGTTCCCAGGGGCCAGTCAGGCTGAAGGGTGTTTATGTACTGTGCGGATTCAACGGGCATTTTTTTCCTCCTGAAGCTTATCAACCTGCTTGTCCAGGTCTGCCAGGTGATACTGGTCAACGGCCTCCATACGGGCCAGGTCTGCCAGTGTCTGCGATTCTTTCGCCTGGGTGCTCACGACGGTGGTTAGCTGCTCCTGTGCGCCGCCCACCTTTGCGCAAAACGCCCCCAGGGTGACAATGCCGGAAAAACCGATAAAGGTTAGTGCATACATGACCGGGTGCGGCTTAGAAGTAACGGGCATTCTGGCCCCCTGTGCTGATGCCAGTGGCAGACATAAACCTTTCTGCAGCAAGGTTCAGATTGTCTACCTCTTCGCTCGCCATCTCGCCCCAGCCCTGGGCAGCTTTGCTATCGCGGGCGAAAACGCCCAGGTATGAAAGCCCGTACCATAACAGCGCGTTTTCGGCCTGCGCGGTGTAGGCGTTGGTCGCTACTGAGTCAGAAAGGCGCTGCGGTTTTTGATACCCGGTGATGATTAAGTCTGCCGGGGCCGCCAGCTCAATATTGCCGCCGTTTACCGCGTAGATTGTGGAGTAGGGGAGGCGGGTTGGTACTTTGCGCTTCGCCAGTACGTCAGCGTAGGGGAATAGCTCACCCTCAATCTCACCGATAACCACGCTTTCCAGTTCTAGCAGCGTCATCGGGAGTGAAAGCCCTGCGGCCTCGATACTTTGTGTGACCATCATCGCCGGGATTCTCAGCGTTGAATCCAGTTTGGTTTGAGCCGCTGCAATGAAGGTTGGGATGGCGTTGATTGTCTGCGGGTCGGTGCGCCCGGAAAACGCCTTGATGTTGTTCACCAGGTCGGTGTAAGTCGTACTCATGGTCTAGCCTGAAGTCTGTGCCATAAGAAAGGCCCGCCTTAGCGAGCCCCTGAATTAAGCGTATTTGAGGGATTTCTTTGGGTCTGCAAACTGATGGCAGATACGCGAAATCATGCGCCCGTCAGCGGTGTCTGGAGTGGCACGGCCCGTCAGCGTGGCGCAAACGTACTCCACAATTTCATCCTGCCGCTCTTTCTCCACTTCATCCCACAGGGTCAGCCCGTCAGCGTTGCCCATTGCCTCGCGCTGGCTGGATACAGCTACAAAACAGATTTGCGCGATGGTCTGTACGTCGATTGATTTGATGCTCATTCTCTACCCCAAATCGGCCCCATTGCGGGGCCAGTGTTATTTCTTCGCTTTGCGCTTAGTCGTGTTTGCTTTGCAATCCGACGGCGCTTTAACCGCGTTGTAATGGCTTTGAACCATCTGAGGGCTTTTCTTTTGCGTACCCTCTACAGCCGCGCTAACCGTTATCTTTCCCTCCGCTGCCTTTTGGTTGCCCATGGAATCGGTAACTGTGCATAGCGCTGTTACCGTTCCGGCAGTGGTTGGCGTTCCGCTAATAAACGGGTTGCTGATTGTGGGGTCGCTGACTGATAGCCCGGCTGCGGCCTCTCCCTGCAACTCCCACAAATACGTAAACGTGCCATCATCCTCTGGCGTGGTGCGCACAGTGGGGGCTGTGCTGAATGCCTCCCCCACAGTTGCGGTATTCGTCAGGATGGTGACTGTTACGGACTGGATTACGCTGCCGGTTTTGGGAGGATTGCCGCCGATGCCCACGGGTTGCGATGGCGAAGGCCAATGTCCATGTGCAATACGCTACGGATGTAGTCACCGGATTTACCCTGTACTTCGGTCTGCGGTGCGCGGAACATCACTGCGGCCCAATCGTCAGCGTTGAAGATGTAGACGGTGTTAGCGGGCATGTTGCGGTTGTAAACCACTTTCACGGTCTGCCCCAGGGCATCCGTAATGGTGTTTACTTCAATGGAGAAATGCGGGGTGTTTTCGAATACGCGGGAACGGTGGTCGCCTTCCTGCATACCGGAAATAACATCTTTCATGGTGTCGGAACACATCAGCACTTCCGGCTTGCCGCCAGTAGTCCACAGCGCCGCCATTGCTGCAAAAATTTCGTCTGCGGTTGGCTGCGCTGCCGCTGCGGTAATAAGGGTTACGGTGTCGGTCAGCGGGTCGCCGGTTACGGTGGTGCCGCCGTCGGTAGAGGAAATCATGGACACGTAGCCGCCCAGCTTGCGCGGGGAAACGCCTTTAACTTCAGCTACTGACGCGCCGTTGTTAAGCATTGCATATTCCAGGTCACGCTTCAGTGCGCGGGCCTTTTTCTCTGCCTGGTAGTTGGATTCTTTGCCACGGCCCCATGCGGCCTGCGCGTCAGCGTCACCAGTCACCTTGACCGCTTTACCCATTTTTTGGGTATAGCCCTTCATGACGGTAGTCGGTGCGAAGGTGTCGTCTAGGCTGGCGAACTCAAAGCCTTCCATCAGCGCATTGTCAGGGTTAACGCCTTCGTCGCTGTCAGTCTGCCATTCAAAATCAGGGCGGGAGGTGGATGCCTTGCCAATCATTGACTGGAAAGGGAAATCGCGGGGTGAAATGTTGGAAATCCAGTCTGCGATTGATTCTTTAACGCCGTTCAGTTCATATGAGTTTAATTCGGTAGCCACGTGCTTATCTCCGGCAATACCAAATTGCGCAATCCTTGCGATATGAATGTGTTTTTTACTGCTCTTTTTTAGTAGGCCATGTTTCTGACTGAGAAATAAAACCTGTACGGCACAAATAGCTAATTTTTAGTTTTTGCCTCCTTTGCTGCCGCTGCAATTTCAGCCCTTTCAGCCCGCCCGGCCACCCGGCGAACCACGGCGCGTACAGCCTTATCACCCGCTGCTTTTGCCACTGGCGCGGCAATCGCCCCAACCGGCCCACCAAACATAAACCCGGCCCCTATTTGTGCTGCGGTACTATCCAGTACGCTATCAACCGCCGTTGGCGCCCTGACTCCCGGCAATGCTGCCCTGATGGCCTCTAACTGCTCATACATGCGCATTGCTTTTGCTCCGCGCTGCGCGGCCTCATGGGTGTGAGTCATCGCCCAATAAATAGCGCGATCATCTTCCGGAATATCCTTCCAGGTTACGCCGTTAACCTTGATTCCTTTTGCGTCATTAATCAGCGAGTTAACATTGTTTTGCATCTTGCCCAGCAGCTTGATTTTGTGCTCTAAGGCCGTTTGCCTGTTTCGCTCCCCATCTAACTTAGCCTGATGATATTCAGCCGAAGAAAGCGCCCTTTCACTGGTCAATTCAGCGTTTAATTTTTCCATTGCAGCGGCGTAAGCATCAGACACCCCGGCGCGATGCGCTGCGGCCTGTTTTGCGGTGATGTACGTCCGTCGCTCCGGGTTTAGCACCCCTTGAGCATCCAGCCATTGCAGGGTATTGGGGGCCTCTTTCACTGCCTGGATAAGGTTATCAATGTGAACGTGCGGCGATGACTCAAGAAACTGCTCAAGCTCAAATCTGGTGCCGTTTATGTACGATGCCAGCGCGTCATAAAATTTCTGTGCTGACACCTCCTCCCCCGCGTCCAGCCTGGTTATCAGCTCATCAACGCGCGGATGCGTTGCCCTCATTACCTGCTCAAATTGACCATATCCAGACAACTCCGGGCGCTCGTCTGCCGGGAATGGCAGGTGGGGATTTTCATACCCTTCGGTAAAGCTGCGGAACTGGTTCAGCGCGTCCAGCGCGTCCATCCCTTTTTCTGCAACGTCCGTTTCTTTTAGCCCGTTTAGCGCGTAGCTCTCCACCTCAACGCCCACCAGCCGGTGGGCTATTTTTTGGTTGTAAGCGTCCAGCCATTCATTCTGCTGCGCCTGAATCGCTGCCACGCGGTCAGCCTTTGCCGCCGGGCTTTCTGGCTCTGCCGCCGGGGCCTCATCAACATATTTTTCAGCCTTTGCAACGTCTTCAGCGACTGCCGCACTTCCCAACCTGCCCCGCAAATACTGCATTGCTGCCGGGGTGAACCTGTCCAATACTGGTTTAGCCGCTTTTGACGTAATAACAGGCGCTGCCACGCCGCCAGCGCCAACAATCGCATCAGGCACGATGTTATCCGTGGTTCCGTGAGTTGCCGCGCCTGCCGCCGCGTTGGTAGCGCCAGCAATGCCCATTTGACCGATAAGCGGCGCGGCCTCAAACGCTGCCCTTAGCCACGGCTGAGATAATAGGGCGGCATCCCATCCCATCTGAGCGTAATCCTTCCCCTCCTCCATCTGCTCTGCGGTAGGGGTCAGCTTGTCATGCTGCGCCGCTGCTACATGCGCAACGCCTGAATTAATCAGCCCTTGCGTTACTGCCTGGGTATCAAGCGGGTTGATGCCTGACATATCCGGCGCCGCCGTGGTGCTTTCGTATTTCGGCGCAACCGTTGCGTAAATCTCTGGATAGTCGGAAAAATCCTCCGGCGTTGCATATCCCTTGCTGATTGCATGTTTGGCGATATCGTCCTGGGTGGCATCGTCCGGAACTCCAGTCATCCTGAACCCGTTAGGCAAAACAACGTTATGCGTCATTACCAGCTACCCTCTGTTTTCTTTTCCTTCCCGGTCTTCACATCTGCGAAATTAGTGGTGCGCGGAGAAACGCTGCCAATGGCATCCTGAGCGGCCTTATCCGGCGTGATTGAGCCACTAGCCAGCCCCTTGATGGTGTCCGGACTGACGTGAAACGCCGCCACCAGGTCAGCCATTACCTGTGGGTTATTCAGGTCATAGCCCTCGGTTGTGACTACGTTCTGCACATGCTCCATATGTGATTTTGCCTGCGCCTCCGCATTGCTTCTGGTCAGGTCTCGCGCCTGCTCCCTGCCTGCATCAGTCAGCAACCCCTGGCCCGTTGTGCGGTTAAACCAGTTGCCGATTTTATCCATCGTTCCGGTGGTCAACTCTTTGGCTATTGGGGCGATTTGGGTTGTGCGCGGCGAAACATTAGGAGACTCACCAACCTGGAATTGCATCAGTAATTGTGTATCCCCGGCCTGGTTGTTCGGGGTGCCGTTGACCTTCTGCGCCGCCGTCAGAATCTTGTCATACATCCCGGTCTGCTGGCTTTCGCTGGTTCTCAGGTTTTTTGCTGCGGCCTCCTGATGTAGCACCTGCTTAAGCTGCTCACCATGGAAGGCTTGCGCGGCGGCATTGATGTATGCGGCCTTTTCGCGGTCACTCCAGTTTGCAGCGTCAGGCGGTAGTGGTACTTTCGACGGGTCAAACGAGGCGTTTTGCAGGTGCGGCGCTGCGGCTGCCCCCTGACCCACCATCCCGCCAGCTTCACCGCCCATTTTTGCGATAGCCGCCAGGCGGGCAGAGCCTGCATTTTGCAGTGCAACCCGCTCCATGATGCCCTGATGCCGCTCCATTTCTGCCAGGCGCGCGCCCTGCATATTCATCTGCTGATTGAAATGCTGGTCCTGCTGCGCCATGCGCTTATCTTCCATGGTCATCCGCTTATCAAACTCTTTTTCGCGGGCCGCTTCGCGCTTGTCTGCCAGCATGTCATTGCGCTCTTTATCAAGCCCGGACGTGTCGCCGTCCTCATACCATTTCAGGATGGCCGGGCCGGAATAGCCCTCCTTCTGGAGTTTGTCTGTCCATTGAGCCCGCTGGCGTAGGGTGTTGCCGTAGTCGTGAATACCGATAGCTCCCCACATACCGCCCACGATTGCCGCTGAAGCGTTGCCGGATGCCAGGCCAGCCATCAGGGCCAGCATCATTGAACCGATCCACATCTGCTTGTGAATCTCCCCGGTAGACGGTGGCTGATATGGGTTTTGCGGAATCTTGCTGCGCAAATCCATATTGAGATAGCCGGTGGGGATGGTGCTGCCGTTGTCCTGGAGGGGCTGCGGCGCTGCCCCCTGCCATTGGGTCTGCACTTCCTCGTTCTGGCGGTTCGCCTGGAGTTGGGTTTGTGGGTCGTTCATCCTGCCGCCTTATTTTTGGTCGTGGTTTTGTCTGCTGCCTGCTCCGCGTTGGCTGCGGTTACTGCGCTGCCTTTCGGCTTGCCTTCTGCCCATGCCTCACGGAAGGTATTCAGCGCCAACTGATAGGTGAGCTCTTTGGCGCGTTGCGTGGTGATTTCGCCGTCCAGCGCCTTCTGGATGATTTCCTGTAGCACCGGGTCAATGTGTTTGGCCTTGAACCCGAAAGCCGGGTATGACTCCTGGAGGCGTTCCGGCGACATAGAGCCTTCCAGGTTCATCAGGTGGTTCTGCTGGTATGGCGGTTTGGGCGCCTGAACCCAAGACACCTGATCGGTGTTTGGGTCGTACTGCGGCTTAAATCCCTCCTGCGCTGCCCATTGCAGCTTTTCAGGGCTGCGGGCTACATCGTGGGAGGGTTGCGGGTTAATCGTGCTTACCAGTTGCTCATAGCCCGCCAGCATGGCCTGATATTTCTGCTCTAGTTTCATTGAAAGAGGTTGCTCCATTGGTGAATCCCCGCCAGCGGGTTGTCGTCAGCCAGCTTTGTGACCTCCTGAAAAGGCTGCATAGCGGTAGCCGCGTTAGCCGTCACGCCATGCCCTGATGGGGCAACGGGGGAATGCCCCTGGCCTTTTGGCCTCATTGCTGCGCCCATGATTGAGGGCATAGCCTTTTCAATGCCTTTTTCCCACCAGCTACCGCCACCAGCCGCCGCTGATATGTCCTGGCCTTTCATGCCCGGCGTTGCTGGCACCACATCGCCATTGCCACCACTAAACCAGCCCTCTACAGCGTCAACCCCTTCGCCTACAAGGTCGCCAATCTCACTAAACGCCGACATCCAGCCCATTACAGTAACCCCGATGATTTAGATTTAGATTTGCTCTTGCTGGTCGTGGTGGTGTCGATGCCCGCCGTAGGCAATACCACATCCAGCAGCGCGCCCATATCCAGCCAATCCATGTTGTTGTTTATCATGTCGTTTTTGCGGTTGTTGTTGGCTACCTCCTGGTTGTAATACTGCTCAAACAGACCAGCTTTGAACTGGTTGGCCTGGCCTTTGCCCGCCATCTTCGCGCCAGTCTGGAAGATGCCGCCGCCCTCCCGCATGAGTTGGTCAATCAGCCCCAACTCTCCAGACAGTGCGCCACTGGTCAGGCCAACGGCACCCTTCAGGACGTTACCGGACAATGCCGCTTCCTGCTGAACCATGCTATTAGCGCCGGATGCCATAATTGCCGCCTGCTCATTCTGCGCGGCGCTGCTGCCGCTCACGCTGGTTGATGCCATGTTGTTCTGTGCTGCACCGCCAAAGGCCGCGCCCATTTCGCTATAAACGCTGTTTTCAATGGCGGCGTTCTGGTTCTCCATAAAGCCGCCCATCGCGTCATAGATGCCCGTCACGCCGTTGGTGAATTGCTGTTTAGCCCCGCCATGTAACAGCGCCTGAATCTCTGCCACGGAATCCGACACCAGACCAGCACCAGCGCCAGCAATGCTCTTGCCGGTATTGATGGCGGCTCCGCTGCCGTATGCGTCCAGTGCCGCCTGTTCTGCCGGGGTAATTCCGGCTACGGTGCTGTTTTCATAGTCGATGGACGGGTTGCCGCCCATGAACTCAGTTACTACTGGCTCCAGCAGGTCAGCCAGCCAGCTTGTTGTGGTGCTGGTCGTGGTGGTGCTGCTGCCGCCACTTCCCCCTAATAAACCCATACCGCCCCCGTTATCCATCATCATTCCGGCCAGTCCGGCCGCAATAAGCCCTACACCCTCAATCATTTGAGCCCTTTCCAGAAGTTCTGCGCCATCCAGTCAGGATCCCCGGCCTTAACTACTTTCTTTTTGGTCGTGGTTGCCGCTGGCGCACCGTTGCCCACCTTAACGGCTTTGCGGGCCTTGTCCTGAAGCGCTGCCGCTGCCCTTGCCTTTTGAGCGCGCAGCTCTGCCGCATCACGCAAAATCTCCATAAAGCCAGGGGATAGCGAGTCTGCGAACTGGTCAGGGGTCATGCACTGCTGCGCCAGGGCTTGCGCCTGGTTCATTTGCTCTTTCGTCCATCCGGCTTTAACCAGGTTGGTGGCAACCTGCCGCGCGTTGTGGGTGCGAGCATTAATCAGCGCCTGTTTACGCTGGTTTGCTTCCTGCTCTGCGGCCTGCTCCAGCACTTGCTTGCGGGATTCTGCGGCGGTTAGCTGCTGATGGGCCTGCTGATACTGGCGAGAATCAAGCTGGCCCGAACCCAGCGCCTTTTTAAGCTCTGCAATCTGGCGTTCGCACTCAGTAACGCCCATCACCTTCAGGCGCTCTGCGGTTTCACCAAAAGCCTTGATATTCTCCACCAGCGGATTGATTGACTGATTGAAGCGCTCGAACGTCTCACGGTGTTTGAGCGCATCGCTCACCTGGTCAGCAGTGAACTGTGCGCCGTTGAATTCCCAAACCTCTACCGCTTCGCCTGGTTCATTATCTCCCTCAGCCGCGCCGCCATCGTCGGTGATATTGACGGCTGCATCCTCTGGCTCTTCAGATTGTGCGCCTGCGCCGTTTTCGTCGCTTTCGTGGTCTTCTGGCGTTGCTGGAATCCCGAAAAATGCGGCACCAACGTCGAATTCGGTAGAACTGCTGGGTGCATTGTCCGTTTTAGTGGTTGTTTCATCTGCCATTTTTCACCTCATTGGATAGCCATAAGAAAAGGGGCCGGATATAGCCCCTTTTTTAGTAGGTCATAAAGATTCGGCGCGTGTCACACGTGTGAGTCCGTCTTTTCTTGCTCGATGGCATTTTTTGTTAACTTGTCAGCCGCGTCGATGCCTTGCTCCTGCGCCTCTAACCAGACTTTCACCTTGTCGATATCAATCCCCGCCAGGGTTGACTTGATTTCTGCCAGCAGTTTTGCGGCCTCGTTATATTTCTTCTGAGTATCCGCGCCCATGTCGTTAACCTTCGCTTCCGCAAGCTGGGTCTCTGCGATCATGCTGCGCAGTTTGCATAGCTCAACGGCGGCTTTTATTTTCTTCTCAGCCTCGGACGGCTGCGGCATATCCTCCGGCGCGGTGATGTAGCGTGATACGTCTTCCTGGCCCGTAGCGGCGCGGTAGTAGTCAGCGATAATGTGATATTCATCCTCCGGCGTGATGTTCTCAGGGAGGCGCTGAAGCTGCACCAGCGTGGTATATGCCCCGAATACGTTTTGTGCGGCCTGTGCGCGGTCGCATTCGGTTTCAACGTCGATACTGAGGCCCAGGTCTGCCCTGATGGCAGAAAACGGTACCCGCACCCCTTCCAGCTCGATATGGTTCCCCATCTCCTGGAGGGTCAGCAGTAACAGGCGGTACATCGGCTTAACCCACGTTTCAGCGATGCACTTCGCAATCTGGCTTTCGTTAAGCTCCTGCTTGTTCTGGGTCAGGGCAATGGCGGTGCCGCTGGCGTTGCTGTTTTTCTCCAGCGCCTGAGCCTGGCCCGCGCTGCCTTGCTTAACGTTCTGCACATCCTGGTCAAGCTCCTGATTCAGAAGCTGCATCGCCTGGGGAACGTCGTTTACCGGGATACGGTTGATAGCGTGGGCCTGTTTCACCTTGTAGACCTTGCCCGGCTGGCTTCGGTCATTCAGTTGCGCCTTTGTTTCGGGGTGCAAAAGCGCGTCAACAACCTCCATATCTGGATAGGCCACAAAGTCAGCGCTGCGCTGGATGGCACGGCGGGCGCGGGTGCTGCTCTCCTGGGTGCTGGCGCAATAATCGTAAAGGCTTTCGCTGTAGGCCGAACCCGGAACAACCGCCATAGCTCCCCAGATTAGCGGGCAGTAGCTGACCTCCTCATGTTTCAGGTATTCCGTTGACGTGGTGATGACGTGCCATAGCTTTTCCTGGCTGGAGTTGTAGCAACCGCGCCAGAAGTGGTGGAAAACAGTAATCAGGTCGTTATCCGTGGTCAGGGTCGATTTGCTGTCAAACTGGTTGCCTTGCGCGTTCATATCGCCAACTACAACCATCGCCGTATCCATAGAGCGCCCGGCGTTGGTATCCACATCCTCAGCCGCTGCGGCCTTGCTGGCCTTGTAGCCGCGCTTTTTAGCCTCTGCCACGCTGATTTCTTCGGCGTAGGCGCAATAGCGGGCGGTCTGCGGCGTGGTGGCTTTCGGATGTAGCCAGAAGTCTTTTTGTGCAATCAGGTTAATAACCGGGTACTTCACATCGCGCTTGCCCTGAATCCAGCCCGTTACGGTGGGGTTGTCCTCAGTGCCGCCGAACTCAATTTCGGAGTCGATGTTATACCCGGTCATTTGAATAACCTTCTGCGCCGCCAGTAGTTCAGATGCTGGCGCATCGTTGAAAGTTTTCTTTGGTGTCTCATAGTGGCGGGTATCGTAGCCCACGCACCCGGCCTGGTTGCCAGCAATCAGAATCTCCTTAATCGCCAGCATGGTTTTCAGGTAGTAATCATCAATCTTGAGCGCCGAACCATGCAAAGCGCGGGTTACGGCCGCTGCAATCTTGCCGTTTTTGAACCCGTCAGCGTCCATATTCACTGGCGCCTTCTGGGTGTCGGTGAAGATAGCCACCAGCGACGGGTAAATCGTTTCGTATGCTTCCCACATCACGCGCCGCGCCTTGATATCACCAGGGGCCAGCACTTCAGGCAATTCCCCGCGGTAAAATCCCCACGCCTTGCGATAGCGATCCGCAATTTCGTCCTGGCGTTCCTTCGCCGCGTCTAACTGGCGCATCACTTCTGTGAAAAGGTCTTGTGTGTTCATCCGGCAAACGCCCTCATTTCTGTTTCATAGTGGTTGGTATATTCGAACCCGGTTGCAATCCGTTGCCGTGCCAGGCTCATGTATTCGCCATCGTCACGAACCCTGATGGCGGCAATTCTCATAGCGTCTAAAAAGTGGTTGTTTTTGTCTGCTGGTACGGTGCGCTGCCCCTTCTTAACCCACTGATAAACACGTAGTTCTTTCATCAGGCCCAGGCAGTCAGTAAAGATTTTGAGTAGCCCGTCCTGGAACCACTGCGCGATGATGGCAATGGAACCCAGCAGGCTCCGGCGATTCGTCTCCATTGGGGCCAGGTCGGGCGGTATCTCCCACAAATCGTGATGGACGTTCGCGCCGTTGCTGCGCATGATTTCGGCCCGGCTCTGCCCGGTGCCTGCCTGGATGCCGTTGCCGTCGTGGGGAGACTTCAGCACCAGGCCCGGAAGGCCCAGCCCCTCAAAGTTGTGCTCTCCTCCGGTGGATTCATGCCAGTCATCGGGCTCCTGGCCCGTTACCTTGCGGGCCATGTACTGCGGCATATGGCTATTCGCGTATAGCTCCTGGTCGGTTTCGCTGCTCCACTCCCGGAAGATGTAGCGGATGCCCGTGTCCGGGTCGTATGCGCAGCACAGGATGATTGACGGGTCGGAGATGCCGGAATAGCCGAAGTCCAGACCACCAATCACCAACCAGTGGTCAGGGATTTCGAACGGGGCGCACGTGATTTGCTCGTCGCTGTAGGGGTAGATAGCGCCCTGGCCCAGCACCGGGATACCCAGGCTGCGCATCTTGCGCTGGTAGTACGGAATACGGGCCAGCAGGCTCTTTTTGACCTCTGGTGTCAGGTGGTCAGCGTCATCCCATGTAGCGTTCTGGAAGAAAATCTCTCCGGTGGTGTCATCACGGCATTGAGCATAAAAATCCGTTGCCCCGACTTCAGGGGTCGCCGTAACAGCAATACAGCCCTTAGTGGTCGTTGTACGAGTGGTGCACTGTGCAATGATTTCAAGCTCTTTTTCTGACTGTTCATCCACCCATGCAAAGACGATTGATTGCCCCATGTACACGGTTTCATCTTGCGTTGCACTGTAAAAATGAATCTCACTTTCTTCCCCTGATACGTGTTTAACACGTAGTGATATCAGCGCTTCGCCGCGCCTTACGATGGAATCCCACACAATCAAATCACGCGGGATGCTGCCTGTGCCGTAACGCTCAGTAGAGCGAGCGTCATTGGTGCCAATCAGCTCTTTCTGCAAAACCTTGCGAGTTGAATCTGAACTAATTCCGACCGCCCATAGTGTGCCAGCACCACAGCGGAAACCCTTCCACCACGACGGATAAAGCCCTGTCGCGTGATATGCGAATTCATGTGCCGCGCCATAAGTCTTTCCAATTCGGTTAGCTGCCGATAGGTAGCGGAGTAGGTACGATGCTCCGCTGGCAAACCATTTGAGTTGATAGGCATAGGGTTTGAATTCATCCCATTTGTAGAATTTATTGAAGTATTGAGCGGCCCGGATGATGTGCGGGTTAGCCTTGATTGAAGCTTTGCCAGCCTTAACCAGTGCGCGGGCTGCGGCGCGTGTTTTCAGCCTGTGCTCAAAGGTGGACTCACTCACCGCCGAACTCCTGAATAACGCGATCCAGTTCGCTATCGTCGATAACAAAGGCGTTATCTTCGTCCAGGTCAATGCGGGCCGCGCTGACAACCAGCGGCGCGGATTTGGCAATCTGAATCATCCCCTGGATAGCGTTAGCTCGCTCAGTGGCTTTGGCTTTCGGGTTTTGCAGCACTGCCAGAATCTGTGCGCCTATACCGCCCACGGATTCAAATGCCGCCAGGTCACGCGCGGTAGACGTGGCGCGGGTTTTAGCTGCGATGCTGTTTTGATATGCGGCAAGCATGTTGAAGTGCTTCGCCTTTGGTTTGGTGCCAGGCGGGAGAATGCCCAACTTCCGCATCTCCCTGATTGTCTGGTTGTACTGCGATTTCTCAGCCGCCAGGCGTTGCTTTGCCGCATCCTCGACAAGCGCCGCCCTTGAATTGGGTGCTGCCAT